GCTAAGCTCTGTTAGCGTATCTACCACAGACCAATCGTATTCTGCTCAGCCTGGGGTTGCTCTTTTAGGAGCAAGAACAACGACTGACAACTTTTCGGATTCAGAATTTTTTGAGGTCATCGCCTATACCTCTGACCAATTATCTAACCGTTCAGATATCGAAACTAATATGAACAGTCAATACTCAATATTCTAATGCTCTATCTAATATACGCAAGCAAGGAGGCCGCCATTGAACGAGCCGACGAAGAAGGCAAGGAGATTGGCTTTGATTACTGGATCGAGGACAACGGCATAGGCACACGCTGGCTTACCTATCCTGCCGAAACCATTGACCACACCTGGGCATTGGACGTAACGAACTACGACCTCGATGATTCCGAGAAGGCATCAACCGTTGATCACTACACACCCCTGCCTGACCCTGAGGACTAAGCACTATGGAAGATATTATATTTAGATCAACAATTGGAACAGGAGGCTTTATAGCTACCATTGAACTAACTCCAGTCAATGAAGTGCTTGGCTTCTGCATAGGTATATCAACCTTCCTGTATATGTCAGGATCCGCCATCAAGGTAATTAGGGAACTAAGAAACAAATGACCCCTGAACTTATAGCAATGATCGGAGGAGGAGCCTCTGGCTTCATCTTCAAACTGATTGGACAGCTTGTCGCTAATCAGCAAGGCACTGTGGACGCTATGATCAAGAAGCAAGCAGCCGCCGATGAAAGCCACCAGAAGGCCGCCACAAGGGGCGGTGAGTGGGTCAGGAGGGTCATAGTATGCACCGTCCTGTTTGCGGTCGTTGTAGCCCCCTTTTTGTTGGCTCACAGCCCAGAGGGAGTTACTGTAGGACAGGAGACATCTCACTTCTTTGGATTATTCAAAGGAATCAAGTATCAGACCCTCAACGGATACCTTATACTACCAGAGGTTCGTCAAACAGTTTTAGCCATTGTCGGATTCTACTTCGGCTCCTCTACCATTAAATGAATGAAACCTTACAAATCATATCATCCCTCTGGCCCATCTTTATTGGTATCATTACCCTCATCGTGGTGCTAGCCCGGATGCATTACAACCTCGAGGCTCTTACAGAGAAAGTAAAAGTCCTCTTTGATTTCCACAATAAAAGAAAGAAATAATTATGAAGTGCTGCATCTGCAAAACTAAGGACAAGTTTATCTGTAAGGTAAAATCCGTAGCATCCAAGCTCGTAGCCTGGATCAAATCAATAATCAAATAAAGGAAAGATAATATTATGCCAATGGGAAAAGGAACATACGGAAGCAAAGTAGGTCGTCCATCTAAAGCTGCTAAGGCTAAGGGGATGAAGAAGATGGCCATGAAAAAGAAAAAGAAGTAATGCCATTTAGCAAATACAGTCCAAAACAGAAGAAACTAGCTAGGGTTGCCGCACCTCGTAACAAAATTACTGGGGCTGACTTCAAAGTATTAAAGAAATCAAATGCACAGAAAAATACTAACCGTCGCAAGAAAGCTTGAGCAAGCATCCAAGGCTCACGCCGGGCAAGCCAAGGTTCTTAAATCAATTGTAAAGAATGCCAAAAAAAGCAAAAAGCGGGGGTAAGATATGCCCTGAAGGTAAGGCTTGGGCGAGACGGACGTTTGACACGTATCCGTCCGCTTATGCTAACATGGCTGCATCTAAGTATTGCAAGAATCCTAACTATGCAAAGAAGTCAAAAGGTGGTAAACGCAAGGGAAGATAATGGCTCAACTCAAACAATGGCGAGAACAGAACTGGGTAAGGATTGGCACTGATGGATCGATCAAAGGACCTTGCGGAACGTCGAAAGATAAGAAAAACCCTGACCGTTGCTTGCCTAAGAGAAAGGCTCTCAGCCTCACGAAAGCGGAAAGAGCAAGCACAGCTAGAAAGAAAAGGAAGGCAGGAGCAAGAGGAAAGACAGTTGTAGCCAACACACCCAGAGCAAAGGTAAGAAGTAAATGAGGAAGGAACACAAGAGCAAGCAAGGAGGACTGACTGCCGCTGGTCGTGCTTACTTCAAGCGCAAGACGGGTGCGAACCTCAAGGCTCCGGTCACGGAATCCAACCCCAAGGGTAAGAAGCTAGCCCGAAAGAAATCATTTTGTGCCAGAATGTCTGGCGTTAAAGGTCCAATGAAGGACAAAAAAGGAAGACCAACACGGAAGGCACTAGCCCTGAAGCGTTGGAAATGTTAATAATTAAATAATCAATACAATGAGAAAACAAACATTCCGTCGCGGTACAGCGGCATATCGTCTGGCAAAGGCTCAAGGCCGTTTGCCTTCACAAAAAAAAGCAAAGAAAAAAGCTGTCCAGGGTCCAAAAACCAAAGCAATGTCTACACCAACTGCCAAGCAAGCTGGTGAGAAGTTAATGGATACTTTTAAAAAATTAACCAAAGTAGATAAAAGATCTCCAAGTGGTCGTAAAATTGTTGACGAAAAAGCAGTTGAAGAAACTACTGGTAGAGGCCGTGGACGAGGCGAACGTCTTATCACTTTTACTCCCGTAGAAGCAATAGGCAGTAATCGTCAAGGAGCAGGCAAACAATCAAAGAACCGTAAATTATTCGGTGGCACTTTTACATCCAGAGGTAATCGTCGTTAATCAATGCAGGAGTACAGGTCATACGCTAGCTTAGATGACCGCATCCTCAATGACGGGGATGTAGGCTTTGTTGGGTTCAACAATAGGCTTAGACCTGATCAGCTACAGGGTGGGATGCTAGCTGATGCCCAGAACGTCCGCTTTGATCGCAACGGCGAAGCACAGGTCCGAAAGGGTATCGAGGTTATAGAGGCTCCGTTTGCCGTAGGTGGAGATGTCCTTCGACTGCCTACTACAGCACAAATAGATGATGGAGTCACGGCGTTGCTTCCGACGACTATTGAGTCAGCTACCCTTGTCGGTGCTGACAATCAGGCTAACATTATTATCAATGACCCAGCGGTTGATCCTGGGCATACATTTGTAGCTACTAATTCTGTCCAAGTAGAGGGTCTTGGGCCTAGCGGCGGATCTTTTACAGTTGACCCTAATGGCACGCATACACTGGTATCCGTGACTGATAACGGAGATACGAAGACATTGAAATACGCCTTAACAGGTGCTAATGAAACCTACACAGCCCCGATTGTCCTGCCGCAACAATTACCATTTGATCTGAATGCTAATACAACACAGGCCGTCATTGGGTTCAATATGATCCTCGACCAAGGGGCAGTCACCGAAGTCTATGCGAGTACTGAGTTCAGTGACCCAAATCAGAACGCAAGTCAGTACATACTCATTGCCTCTAACCTTAAGGTTGTTGCTAAGAACCTAGCGACGAACGCTACCGTAGACATTGCTTATCCAGCTGGCGAAACTGTGCCGCCTGAATCATCAATGCTCCAAGCATTCAACAAGGTGTTCATCTTTCGCAAGGGTCAAGTAGCCCTAGAATGGAATGGTTCTTTTAGCGGAACCCCTGCGTTTACTAAAGTAGCCAGCGGAACCTATACGCAGCCAGTGCCTCTGTCTCTAACCGATATTGATTATGCAAGTGGAGTTGCTACAGCTACTGCAAGTACAGCAGCAGTTGCTACCCTGCTAGTTGGGGACACTTTAACTTTTACTGATGCGGGTTCCTCTACTTATTCAGTAGGCGATACCGTAACTGTCCAAACAATACCCAGCACAACTACCTTTACTTTTTCCTCCGATAAAGCTGACGCTACCAACAAAAATGGAACTGTTCAAAAACGAGTATCCGTAGGTCTTGGGTTCACCCATATGCCAGCACCTGAGTTTGCCGTGTATCATCAGCGCAGGTTGGTCATGCCGTTTCAGTTCTCGGTTGATGCAAGCGTGAACTCATATACATCAAGGGGAATCATCGATGAGGTCATTGCTTCAGATATTCTTGACTCCGACACCTATGATCAAATCTACGCTCAGTACAGGTTCAATGCAGGTGAAGCTGACTTCACTGTAGGGCTGCACTCCTTCTCCGAGGACAACCTAATGGTCTTCAACCGTAACAGCATCCACCTAATATCTAATACTACGTCCCTGCAAGCGGCTAGCACTAAACTACTGACCGATGAGGTTGGTTGTGTAGCCCGTCAGAGCATCCAACAGGTTGGCAATCAAGTTATATTCCTGTCCGATAATGGTGTATATAGCACTCAGTTCTTTGATGAGTACAACCTTCGTGGAACCGAGACTCCACTGAGCGAACCTATCAACGAGACAATCAAAAGAATCAACAAGGATCAGCGGAGCCAGGCCGTAGCTGTTTACTTCGATAATCGTTACTTCATTGCCGTGCCTGTTAATAAGTTCAGGGACAACAGAACCGAAAATCCAGTGCCTGGTGAGTTCATTACTAAAGCAAGTGCCTTACTGGCGGGAATACCAAGAGAAAACATTGAAGATTCAGTAGCTCTTCGCAATAACGTTATCCTTATCTATAACTTTCTGAACAAGCAGTGGGAAAGCATAGACAGTGTTAATAGCACGGACTGGGACATCGAGAACCTAATAGTCGCCGGTGAAGGAAGCCAGCGGGGTGTTTATGCTATCAATCAACTTGGCGGTATTCACAAGATAGACTCCAGGCTTCAGGGCGTTGACCTAATAAACGTAAGCATTGGAGGTTCTAATGAAACCAAGGATGTCAAGGGAAGCATCACTACCCGTCAGTACACCTTCGGCAACATGAGCAGAAAGAACTGGAAAGAGTTCCAGATGCACGTAGAGAGTAGTGCGGACAATGTGAGCAATTTTGACCTATCCGCTGAGACAGAGAACCCGGACGGAACCTTTGCTTTAGGAACCCTAAATAGCTTCAATGGCAATGCTGATTTAGGCACAGCAGAGGATGTGTCCATACGTGGTAGAATAGGTAACCGCAGAGGTCACGGAATACAATTTACAGTAAACAATACACAAGGACGACCAAGAATTAGGTCACTACAAACTCAAGGATCAACCTCCTTTAGATCAACACAGAAAGCAGAATAATGGCAAGATTTGTAACAGGCAATACATTTGGAACAACCGATACAGTGACATCGACTACGCTCAATAATGCCGTCAATAACGCTGCAATATCAACGGACTCCGTGGACGGATCCACAATAGAATTAAATTCTAATGCGCTTCGATTAAAGGACTCAGGGATAACAACTGCTAAGATTGCTGACAGTTCAAGCAAGACAACAGGCGTAACCTTTGCCAAGATGCAGCACATTAGCACAGCCAAGATACTTGGTCGAATCTCTGCCAGTGAAGGAGATGTAGAAGAGGCATTTGATTTTAAGGATGAACATGATATGTCATCCAACAGTGCTACGGCCCTAGCTTCACAGCAAAGTATTAAGGCTTATGTAGATGCTCATTCGGTATTTACAAAGAGTTTTGTTAGTTCGGACCAAACCTTTCCAAATGATAAGACTCTTTTATCTTTAGCTCACTCCTTAGGGGAAGTTCCTAAAATCATACAAGTATTTGCTAAAATTACAACAAGTACAAATGGATATGAAAGTGGAGATTTTATATTATTAAACTCTCGTGATGTGGCAGGGATCGGACATTCTTCGTTTTTCTGTACATCAAGTCATGTAGAATTTATCAGAAGCGGGACACTGAGGGTTACAGACGCTGATGGTACTACTGGAACCACAACACTGAGCAGTAGTAATTGTTCATTAGTATTTAAAGCATTTGCTTAAAACTTTTTAGAATCCGTGTAACAATTTAATAATATGGCAGTAATAACATCAGGAAAAACATTTGCTAACGGCGAACAGCTATCGGCTAGTAAACTTAATCAAGTAATAACGGCGGCGACCTTTAACGCATCCGACGCTGTTGATGGTAGTACAATGACCCTTGTTGGCGGTGCTATGGCTGTCCGTGACGACGGTATTACTACAGCTAAGATTAATACTGATGCCGTAGAGACAGCAAAGATAAAAGATGCTAACGTAACCCTGCCGAAGATTGCTACACAAGCTGACCAGACAGTTCTTGCTAATGTATCAGGAGGCACTGCTTCTCCTACTGCTGTAGATATCGTGGGTGCAACTGGCCTACTAATCAATAACGACTCACTTGGAACGGATGACACCAAGGGTGCAACCCAAGGGAACATTAAAGCCTTTGTTGAGAACCTAATTGGAACGGCAGACAAGTCAGGCTCTGGGGTGGTTACTGAAGGAACTCATGGTTCGATCACTCTAGGCGGTGGCTTAATAATAAAGTTTGGTAGCCATGATGCAAGTAGTAGTACAACCACATTAACCTTTAAGAACTCATCGGGAAGCAATTCTCCATTTCCTACTGCAATATACGGGGTGATGCTAACTTGCAACGAAGATTTTAGTCTCTCTGCAGAAACTGTGAGTGCCTCCGACTTAGCTTTAGGAAGTTGTACCGTACGAAGTTATGCCGCCTCAAGCGGTTCTGCGGCTGGCCGCGTATTCTTTATAGCAATCGGACACTAATGAATCCCCTCCTGCAATCAGTTCAAATAGCATTGCAAAATGCTACACAGAAAGAAGCCATTGACTTTATTGATAGAGTCGTGGATTTCTGTGTTGAACATGAGAACGGTAAGGTTCTAGCCGGATGGCCGGAGGATCGTATTCAGTTACTCATTGCCTATCACTTAGCCAAGCATACCTTTCTGTGCGAACAGGACGAAGAGGGTAATATACAAGGTATATTTATGTGGTATAATTGCAACGAGGACGACGGCTGGTCATTTGTAAAGAACTGGGAGGCCGATGACCCGGACGGTGACGCAATCTTTCTAGCTTTTTTGTTTGCGGACAGTACCAAAACTTTTAAAAAAATTACGCAGAACTTTATTGTTAAATGCCCAGAGGTTATACAAAAAAAATTAATCAGCATACGATACAGGAATCACAAACCTACTAGGGTAGAATACTCACCTAAATTATTTAACAGAATACTAAGCATATAATATTATGGGAGGAAAAGGAAGTACACCACCACCACCAGCACCTATTGACCCAGGTAAGTCAATGGGCGAATACTTATTCGGTAAGGACTTTGAGGCAAGCGGCAAGGGAATCACGGACCCTGCATTGCAGCAGCGATTAATTAGTGCAGAGCGAACTTTTCGTCCGCAATACACGGCTTTAGAGCTTGCTGACATAGCAACAATGGCTCGTGGTATTGAGGGTGGTCAGGTTAACCCTGAATATCAGCGTTTACAGGTAGAGTTAGCTGGACTACGTGCCGGCCAAGAGGTTCAGTCGCAGTCAAAATCGGAGCGTGATGCTGCAATTGAACGCTTTGCTCAATCGGCTTATCCTGATAAAAGAGGAAAGCACACTCAAGATTTTAATGCCAAACAAGCACAGTTACGCAGGGAATATATTGCCGCTGCTCAAGCTGGCGGTGAAGATCGAGAAGCACGTATTGCTCAGATTGAAGCACAGATGGGGGCTATGGATCCAACCTTGGACAAAACTCCAGGTCTTTTTGATTTACTCGGAGAATCATCTAGGAGGGCCTTTGAATTACAACAGGAGCAACTACAACAGCAACGTGAAGCCGACGTAGGTGCGTTAGAAGAATTTGCACCGCGTGCTGTAGAGGCTTTCCGTGCCGCTGACCCTGCTAGCACAGCAATAGCAGAGCGTATGTCCCGTAGGGCTATGGGTCAACTGACCCCAGAAGAGGAGCGTAACGTACAACAAAGGTCCAGACAGGCAAGCCTAGCGAGGGGTCGCATCGGTGACTCATCGTCCTTAGCGGCAGAGGCACTTGGTCGCTCGGACTACACTGCTCAGTTCGCACAACCAGCCTTCGCAATGAACCGTCAGCTAGCTGGTGACCTAGGTAGTACCCTCCTTGGTCGTCCTTCGGCGGCTATTGGTCTAGGCGGTCAAATCCTAGGACAGGCGCAGCAAGGCGCAGCAGGACCTATGGGACCTCAGCTATTTGATCCTAACATGGGTATTAACATGGCCTTGCAACAGCGAGGACAGGACGTTACGTTCCAAGGTATGCAGGCTCAGGCTAATGCAGCCAAGAGTGCTGGTATGATGGGTGCAGTTGGTGGGATTGCCCAAGGCATTGGTGCGGCGGGTGGTCTTGCGGCATTCTGCTGGGTAGCCCGTGAGGTCTACGGCATTGAGAATCCTAAGTGGCTAGAGTTCCGTTACTGGATGCTAAATGATGCACCTTCTTGGTTCCGTAACCTGTACATAAAGTACGGTGAGAGA